CCCCAACCGCCCAAGGATTGTGGGAAATAAAGAGGAACCCCCGAGTTTTCCATACTGTGAATTAGCCTGGCATGAATTTGCCTAGTGAATTTCATCAGTGCGGCTTTTCTCCATGGTTCACTGCATTTGTCTGACTCGTCAGATATGCATGGACCTAGTGTGAAATGCTGCGGGACGTCTTGGTTGTTTCGTTTTCCTGAGCTATTTCGAGCAGACCTTTTGGCCTGCACGACTGCACTTAGGAGCGGCCTCTGGACCTGGTGGACTTTGAAGAAGCGGAATTTCCGTTTCGTGGATGCTGATTTAGGTAACCGAACCTTTATCCATTCCCAAAGATTGTTCGTCTCCTTTCGTAGTGACTTCAACGGAATCTTCTCCGTAATTGTACACTCTCTGAGTCTGAACAGCTTTTCGACGAACACAGCCCCTCGAGTACTTCGGTACTCTTTGGCTTTGTTCGCCACTAGCCCCACCGCCAGGAGCTCTTCGTGATACACATGTGTGTGACGTCGAGTCCAGGCCGCAACCAAATCGTCCCCGCATATCGCAACGGGGATCCTCTTTATAGCACTGGATTGGTTGACCTTACTTAAGGCCCGCCAAGCGCAAAATTCTTGGATCAGAGACAATATAGGCCAAGTCAATGGCAGTCCCATGAGGATGCCACGACTTGTCTTTACAACACGGCCGGCGATTTCCGTCTGTTGTGTTCCAATACATGCCATGCCCACAGAAATGTAGTCATCCATGTCTTTAATGTCTCTGGTCGCTTGTACAATACCCCACCACACCGCCCGTGCCAGGTCGTGGTGAATATAGTCAGAAGCCGCTGACAGATCTGCAGAGAGGAATTCGAAATCGTCTTCCTTACTGTAGTCTGCTATCCCGTCCCTTAGTGCCTTAGGGACGCCTTTACCCCCAGTCAGGGTATAGGAGTGCATTCGTGCAGATCGGAGGAGCTTGAGTAGCATGCCGTTAATTCTTTGACCGAGCACCACTAGGTGCCCTTCAGAGACTGAAGCGATACGCGACTTGAGTCCTCTCTCTAGTAAGACGAGAGACTTCATGTATGGGATTGTTGGGTTGATTAGGTCTCCTTTCTCAGTGTACCGTAACGGAACATTGGGATTGGGGTCCTCTTCATCCCACTTCAACCTCTGGATGAAATCTCTCCTCGCCATCGCGCAAACGACGCGATCTAGAGCCAGGACTCTAGTACTCAACGACCAGTTAGGATCGATCGCTCGTTGCAACCCTGGGCCCATGCCCTTGGTCGCTCCGAGTTTGGAGAAACTGATTTCGACCGCTGGGTCTTTGATGCCGTAGCCAACACCAGGTTTACCCGTTCGCGGGTCAACACTGATAATGCTGCGGTCTCTCATTCTTAGCGGAACATCCCAGTTCCCTCGAGCCTTCAACACTCTTTGTCGATAGTACTCATATGCTCCTCCCTTTGCACGGGAGTTCTCCAGACAAGCAGAATTGTTGAGCTTGATAGGGTCTAGTGTTAAATGACCATGTCTTCGCTCATAATCTTTTCGGTATTCCGTGATTCGTAGCCGTACGAATTCCTGGATGTCGTCAAGTAGCTTTTCTCCGTCGTCAGTCTTAAAATGACTGTCGTCACCGCATAAACGTTCCATTTGTTCGTCTATGGATGCGCCCTCTATTCCCTTTTTGCAAGGGGGT